TACAAAGGTACGTCAGCACAGCGCCTTGCCCATTTTCTTATTGAAGACCCTGAAGACTACTCGATTTACGACTTCATCTATATCGACGCTTCGCATACTGCGCCCGACGTGCTGACTGATGCGTGTATGGCGTGGCCGCTGCTGAAGAAGGATGGCGTTATGATATTCGACGACTACCTGTGGGGCGACCCCAAGAACATCCTGCACAGGCCCAAGCTGGCTGTAGATGCTTTCACGAATATCTTTGCCGAGCAGTTACTCCCGGTTCACTTTGGGTACCAAGCAGTAGTGAGAAAGAAATGACCGACCAAAAACCAACCAGACCAAGCGTGATGATCGCCACACCGATGTACGGTGGTATGTGCACGGGCTACTACGTGCAAGGCGTTCTGCGTACGGTAGCCAAGCTACGTGAGCTGGGTGCGCCTGTATTCTGGGCGCATATCATGAACGAAAGCCTCATCACCCGTGCCCGCAACGAACTGGCGCGTGTGTTCCTTGAGCAGGGTTACGACTACCTTATGTTCATCGACGCAGACATTGGGTTTGATGAAACGGCAGTCTTAAACCTTCTTGCTGCAGACAGAGACGTTGTATGCGGGCTGTACCCCAAGAAGGAAGTTGACTGGAAGCAGATCAACAAGGCCGCGAAAGAAGGCAAGGACAACCTGCAGGACTATGGCGGTGCGTTTGTCTTTAACATGATCGGCGGGGCTGATGCCGAGACGGATGACAACGGGCTGTTCGAAACCCGGCATGGCGGTACTGGCTTCATGCTAATCAAACGGGGGGTATTTGAACACCTTATGCCCCATGTGCCCACCTATCGCGTATCGACCCACAAAGACCCGCAGACGGGGGAGTACTACAAGCCTCTGACGCATGAGTTCTTTGCTACTAGTATCGACGCTGGTGGAGCACTGCTGTCGGAGGACTACCACTTCTGCGAGCTGGTGCGTAAGCACGGCGGCAATATCTATATCAACCCATTCATCAAGCTGGAGCACGTGGGTACTTACGTATTCTCCGGTGACATTCTTAAGTCGGGAGGTAACGTAAAGTGAAGCACGGACATGAAATGCTGAAAGAAGCAGCGCGGGTTATCAAGGAGCGTGGCGAGAGCTACGGACCCATGCACCTGAACATGGAGCGTATTGCGACTCTATGGAGCGTCTGCCTTAATTTGCCGGTGACCCCCGTACAGGTTGCGATGTGTATGATCGCGGTTAAAATGGCCCGTCTGGTGCAGACCCCGAAGCATCAGGATAGTGCTACGGATATCGCAGGGTACGCAGCGGTGCTGCGTGAATGTCAGATCGGTCCTATCTCTGTCAGCGAAGGAAAGGACACGGAATGAGCGCACACTACGACAAAGACGCTAGAGCTATCCTGCTTGAACTTCGTGAAGGTAGGAGCGAAGCAGAGTATATAGATGCCATGTGGGGTCAGCGGTATCCGACTACGTCTCCTCCAGCCAGTGCGGGCTGGCCGTACAAACCCAGCGCGGGTGTCGAAGAACCTAACAAGCTAAGAAAAATAAAATGATTAAGGTAGCTTGGACCAAAGAAAAGGTTGCGGCGCTACTGCGGTACACCCGGGAAGGTATGAGCGCAGCAGAGATAGGCAGGAAGTTCGGCCTGACCCGCAGTGCCGTGCTGGGCAAACTGTTTCGGGTTAGAGCGAAAGAGGGTGAAGACATAGCTCCCCGTATGATTACAGGGAGGCCGAAGGGAGAAGTAAAACCCAAGGCTGCACCTACCGCGCCTAAGATAGCAAAAGACAAGACGGACAAGGAACGGCAACGGCAAATATACGCCGTACTAAACCGGGCTGGTAAGTATCTAAAATCAACCGGGTTCAACCCCACCCCCGGCCTGTCCGCCAAGCCGGTCAAGGTAAAGAAAACCAAGTGGGACGATGTGGACCCCAAGACCCCGGGCTTGATCCGTATGACGGACCTGAAGAATGGTATGTGTCGGTGGCCGATGAACAACGCGCTGCGGGGGGAGTTTTACTTTTGTGGGGCGCAAGCGGAGACGGACAAACCTTACTGCAAAGAGCACCACGTGATAGCGTATGTACCGAAAGGCGGTAAATAATATGAGAGCACCAACAAGATATACGCACATAAACGGAATTAAATATTTCTCCAGACGGGAGCAGGTGGAATTAAGTGACAAAAACATAAACGCCGCTGCGTACCGGATGGACTGGGATGACAAGCGCAAGCGCATGATTAGCGGTAGGGAAGACAGCATCAAGCTGCTAAAATACAGCGCGGAGCGCGGCATGAGCCGTACCCGTATGTGCCAGATTTGGGGTGATGATTTCGTACGCATTGTATTGGAAGAAATGTGATGAGCAAGCGCACAAAACCTAAACCGCCGCTTTACTTTGTTACGTGTACCCTAGCGCTTCTGGGTGGCTTAGCTTTTTGGATTGCTTTCTTTTTATTGGTCGCGTGGTTGACATGATTACGTGGTCTTATAGCAGCATCAAGACTTTCGATCAGTGCCCGAAGAAGTACTACCACTTGAAGGTAGCACGCGATGTGCAGGACGAAGGGGGCACGGCTTCTATCTACGGGCAGGAAGTACACAAGGCCGCTGAAGAGTACGTTCGGGACGGCACCCCGGTGCCAGCGAAGTTCAAGTTCGTAGAAGACACGGTAGCTGCGTTCAACAACATCCCCGGCGAAAAGCACTGCGAGATTAAGCTAGGTGTAAAGAAGACGGATACTGGCTACGAACCCTGCGAGTTTTTCGCCAAAGATGTGTGGTGGCGCGGCGTGGCAGACCTGCTCATCATCAACGGGGCCAAGGCGTGGCTGGCCGACTACAAGACCGGGAAGAACACCCGGTATGCGGATACCAAACAGCTGGACTTACTGGCTGGCGCGGTGTTCCTGCACTTCCCGCAGGTCAAGCGGATCAAGTCTGCTCTGGCTTTCGTAGTCGTTAACGAGTTTATCAAGAAGAACTACGATGCCGGTAAGGAGAAGGAATGTCTGTCGGTATTTGACACCGAGCTTACCCGGCTGGAGACTGCACATAAGACAGGCGTGTGGAACCCCGTGACTGGGCCGCTCTGCAAGTTCTGTCCGGTTGTAACCTGCGAACATAATAGGAAGAGATAGGAGAGAAAAATGGAAGACAACGAAAGAAACGAAACAGTAGATAAACCTCGTTACAAATTTATTGGTCGCAAAGAAATCTTAGCACTGAGCAACAGAACTTCCGCGATGCCTTATGGGGTTTACATCGGGGAAGACGGCACGGAAACTTTGTTTAACAGGTGTTACGAACCAATCATTCAACGTGATGCTAAAGGTAAAAATATAGTCAAAGCTTCCGGTTGGATAGTGCACAAACATCAAGCGTGGTTTTATGACGGTGCTTTCACAGGCAAGGCCCGTGTGCATATGGCTTCGGTGGTTATGAAAGCTTTCTATTCCGGCGAACCACTGACCAAACTTATGATAAACAAAAGATAGGCAGGAGAAACTAATGCCCTACGTGAACAAACCCCGTCCGTATAAGAAAGAATACGAACAGTACCACGGCACTGAGAAGCAAAAGAAGAAACGCGCTGCCAACAACGCTGCCCGCCGCCTGATGATGAAGGCTGGTAAGGTGCATAAGGGCGACGGCAAAGACGTGGACCACGCCAAGCCGCTGTCCAAGGGCGGCACTAACGCGACCAGTAATCTGCGGGTCAAGAGCGCCAGCGCCAACCGTTCGTTCAGCCGTAACTCAGACCACACTGTGAAGACTAATAAGCCTAAGAGGAAAAAATGATACCTCAAACACTTGAAAAACTGAGGTACTTACAATCCTATGTAACGACGACTGCGTATATAATTAAAGCGTACGTCAATAACTTGTTTATGTGGCAGCGGCAAGTTCAAGAAGACAAGCTAACGCCTGAACATACAGCCCCCGAACCGGAGTTCAAAATAAAGCAAAGTAACTCGGGTTGGACCAAGGCAGACAAGTCTGAACACGCCGAGGCCGGTGGTAGGTATTATTATTTTTCGGATTTATTAGACAAGCTTAATGATACTTTCGAATGTTTGCGGTTGCTACGTAAATGCGACCCAGACGCATATGATTTATATAGTCGCATAGGGGCTAGTTTCACGCCCCCAACAACACAGATGCTCTCGACTGATGTAGAACCTATGTTCCGTGACTTTGAAAAACTTCCGTCGTTTTTTATGACGTGCAACGGGGACGGAGAATGGGACAAAGATAAACTTGCTTCTAGGGGGGTATACTTTAGAAAGCTGCGTACGTTACCTGCGGTGCAGCGTATAAATGGTGTTGTGTATTCCGGGGCTATCTTCTACGCAGATAAACATAACGAAAAAATACGACACTCCGCACAATTATTTGTGGGTGTAACTCGTAGCGGTGAAGTAATCCCGCTAAAGATAAGCGCGGCTTGGCCGCAAGTAATAAAGCATAAGCGCAAACACAAAGAGTCTTGGTCTACCACTGTGACGCACCACAAGTTTGAATACCCGCAAACGGTTACAGCAATAGCCAAAGAAAATAATGTGACGGTTGAAGACCTTATACTTAGGTCTTTTTATGTAGCGCTCAATGAGTCTGTTAATTCAGAAAGTGGTATAACTGTAATCGTACGTAAGGGTAACCTGTCCGCTAGGTTTGCCATAGATATGCTTCGCACTCCTTATTTCTTTAAGGATAGAGAGCGTTCTGTGGGAGGAAAAAAGATATTCCACATTGTTCGCACGCACGCACGCACCGTAAACGGACAAACACGTACAGTGCGTTCTCATTGTAGAGGGGAAAGAGAGTTCATGTGGCAAGGTTACAAAGTTACTGTAACGCTACCCGGGCTACACTATAAACCTCTGCACGAAGCTACGTTCACTTCCTACGATGAATTTGACAACGATACACCGGATGGGAAATTTACTAGCTCCCGTGGGGCAGGTGCGATGATACGCGCCACCCTGCTCGGGAAACCACAACCTACACGTTTGCCTACAATCTAACATTTTAGCAAAAAAACATGACCATCCTCACCGACTACGACTGGCCGGGTAAGTTCAAACCCTTCGCACACCAGAAGGAAACTGCTGACTTCTTGACCCGCCGCCGCAAGGCGTTTTGCTTCAACGAGCAGGGTACGGGTAAGACTGCGTCCGTTATCTGGGCCGCTGACCATCTGATGAAACAGGGCAAGGTGAACCGTGTGCTGGTGATCTGCCCCCTGTCCATCATGAAGTCGGCGTGGCAGCAAGACCTGTTCAAGTTCGCCATGCACCGTAGCTGTTCTGTGGCCCACGGGGATGCCAAGCAGCGCAAGAAAATTATCGCGGCTGGTTCGCAGTTCGTCATCATCAACTTCGACGGTGTTGCCGTTGTTAAAGAAGAGATAATGAACGGCGGGTTTGATCTTATCGTGGTGGACGAGGCCAACGCCTACAAGAACCCACAAACCACCCGCTGGAAGGTACTGCGTGATGTAGCCGCCAAGTCTAAGGGTCTATGGATGCTTACTGGTACGCCAGCAGCACAGTCTCCCGTGGATGCCTACGGCCTAGCTAAGTTGGTCAGCCCTGATAACGTGCCCAAGTACTACGGGCTTTTCCGCGATCAGGTTATGTACAAGGTTACCCAGTTTAAGTGGGTCGCCAAGCCGGGATCGCAGAACACAGTCCATCAAGCCCTGCAACCCGCCATACGCTTTGAACGCAGTCAGTGCCTAGACCTGCCGCCCGTAACCCACGTAGACCGCGAAGCCCCGCTGACCCCCCAGCAAGCCAAATACTACCATCTCCTCAAGGAAAAGCTGCGCGTAATCACGGACGGCGAATCAGTTACCGCTGTCAACGCTGCTGTAAATATCAACAAGCTGCTGCAGATCAGCGGAGGTGCGGTCTATACGGATACTGGAGAGGTTCTGGAGTTCGACGTTAGCAACCGGCTGAACGCCGTGCTGGAGGTTATCGAAGAGGCCAGCCACAAGGTGTTGGTGTTCATACCCTTCAAGCATACTATAGATACGCTCAACACCCTGCTGAACAAGCACGGCATACAGAGCGAAATCATCAACGGCGACGTGTCGGTGAACAAGCGGGCAGATATCGTTACCCGCTTCCAGAACAACCCGGAACCCAAAGTTCTGCTCATCCAACCACAGGCTGCATCCCACG